CGTGCGTTGACGTGCGCTGCCAGGTCTGTGATGGACAAGAATCGCTGGTCTGCGGGGCGGCTGTACCACTGTGAAGAGACGCGACCGTCGTGACCACCGGCCATGACGTCGACTTTGAATGCGGAGGTAACTGCGGCTTGCTCGATATGGGTGACTGCGTTCATGATGATCCTTAGTTGAGTGATACGAAATTACTGGTTAGAAAATAAAAACCCCACCGAAGTGGGGCTCGTTTAGTGCTTTGTGCAACGGCTAAGTTGTCGCCGCTTCTTGTTGCTCTTTAGCCAAGCGTTTGGCTTCCTTGATTGCTTCCACCTCGTCATCTGACAGAGCGCGGGGGTGGATCGTGTCAATGATGTCAACCCTGATGTCTAACGGGGCAACCTTGTAGTAACGATTGACTCCGTCAATCCACTGATGCTTGACGCCAGATCCCTTGGCGATCTTTAAGAAAAGCTCCAGGTCTTTGAATGGAACTTCAAATGTTGTGTGCCCCCAGGGCAGATCTACGATTGCTTTCATTGCTAGCTCCTTGATTAAGATACGCTGATGTCCCAGCTAAGGTTGCCAATGGCTTCTTTAACTTCGTCCTCCATGTCAAACTCATTCTCCATAAAAAATTCAATGCGGTTATCGGCAACCGATTCCATGTAAGAGATAAGCCGTTGGTTGCTTGCGAAATCAAAACTGTGTTTCACGTAATCTTCGGCGTTGTCTCTAGCAATCCTGGTAACGGCTGTGTGAAAGCTATCGGTGCAAACCGTGTGTTCCATGTGGCGCTCGACTGAAGATTGCACAATTGTCTCAACAACATCCCTAAAGGATGACCTATCCAACAAATCATTAATTGCCGTTTCGCTAAACGGGACGTCGCTTGTGCCGTTAATGCGCAACTTAGCCAGCACGCGGTTGGCAATGTCGTCGATCAATGCGTCAAGCAGCGAGGGTGTGGTGAGATCCGTCATTTGAGTTCCTTAGAATAAACATTGATTGAGAGTTGACAGCACGTCCTTTGTTCTTGAGACCAATGACGCGTCCAGGCGGGTCAAGAAAGCGCAAGTCGTTATCATCGCCATCGATGACTGGGTAGCCATTGAATGTGGTTGGCACCTTGTCAAACACCATGGCAACGTTATTGCCAGACGCCAATTCTTTGAGCGAGCGCTTGTCGTTAAGCTCAGAGCGACTAAACGTCAGGTGATAATTGAGCGGCAGCTTAGTGCGCCCAGGTATCTTGGTGTAGTCGTAGAACTGGACAAACGGGAAACGTTCCATGATGTTCTTGAAAGAACCGCATCGAATAGATTCCCACGGTATGTCAGACGTACCGTTAAGTCGGACGGCTAGCTTCTTGCTACGTCTGCTGGCGTAATTGACGGCCCTTGATACGTCCTTGACAAGGTTTGCCATGAATAGCTTGCGATGCTCAAAGAACTCACGCGTCTTGCGTTTGCGTGCGTTTTGAGTGCGATCAAACTTGCCACGACCAGCCCAGTTAAGACACAGATGCCGACATTCAGTTGTGCTGTGACCGCACACGTTGTAGCCAGACTCGCTGGCCGGTGCGAAGTGCATGATGAATGTGATCCAGCCGGCTGACTCTCCTTTCTGTGTCTTTGGATTGGAGATTGTTAGATAGTTCATATTGCTTTGTGCCGCTTGTCGATTGAGTCCATGAGCGTGTCCGCAATATCTTCTGGCGTTAGACCGGTTGATTCCATGGTGCTAAGCGCGTGCATGATGTCGAGTACTCTGAAAACGTCATGCGCCTCGATAATCTCTTCTTCTACGTGATGCTGCCATCTGTCCATATCAACTCCTAAAATAAAAAGAGAGGACGCCCCTCTCGAAAAGGGGGGCGAACTCTCGGGCAGGGTTAGCTGGTTAGACAATGCATTCGGCGGCTTCTTGCCACGTCATCTTTGGCGTCCAAAACATGCGAGCAGGAGCAATGGTCACCACCTCATGGCCAAGCTGCTCAATGAGTTCTAGCGTGGCTGGCGTCAGGGTTTTGGTGCCAGCTATTGCGGCATAGATTCTGGATTGCTCGCACATTGGGTAGACAACGATGTTGCCGTACACCTTGGTTACTTTGACTGTGAGTTTCATTTGATTCTCCAAATAAAAAACCCGGCGGTTAATCTTGTTAACCCCGGGTTGCGTGGACTGATTGAGACGAGATTGGAACTTGGGAACACGGGGCTTGTAGACCCCGTGTCTTGTGGCGTTACACTGCCATGCCAATCTCCTGTAGCGTGAGCCTCCTGGCTGGGTGCTCGATACACCCTTCCCATTCCAGTTGCTGCTTTTCTTCGTACGTTAGGTAGTCGTCTGGCACCACCTCCCAGTGAATGACATACTCCTCGCAGTAATAGTTCTTTCTCTCAACGTGTACCACGGCTAGTTCTGTGATCATTTGAATCAATCCCTTGCTTGGCATGTCGTATGGCAGCGGAATCATGTAGTCGATCCCGCCCTTGAACTTCCAGCGTTGAGGGCATTCGCCCTCCCCGTCCCAGTTGTGAGCACCGTAGTTCTCTTTGTATTGTGTCTGAAGATGCAGTTTCATTGCATAAACCAGTGGATAAGTACGTAACCCAGACCAATGCCACAGGCAAATATGCCGATGGCTGTGAATAACAATTCGAGAAACTCTCGGAAGTAGTTAATCTTGCTGATCATGTCAGTACTCCATTGAACGACGGTGAGCTACGATGTAGCTGTCTGAGTTAATAAGATTCATTTCTTGTTGAAGATCCGCAAGCTCTAGCAATAGCGAATCTCTTTGTTGCGACAATTCTTGAAGCATTTCGCGCAGATATGTGTTTTCTAGCAACGTGAATGCAGCTTGACGGTTAATAACCATTCGATCCTCCAAATAAAAAAGCCCCATTGATTGGGGCTCGTGGACTGATTGAGTCGAGATTGGCAACCGGAATAGCCGTGCGCTGCACCACCGGGTCTGGTGTTGCAGCGCCTGGTCTATCGGTTGTGCTGGGCGTAGCAACCTCGTGGTCGCTACGCCGCTGTGGCTTAGAAGGGAGCCGGCTCTTCGTCGAGAGCTGGCACCGTGCTCTTGAGCGGAGTCGTCAAACGCAGCCGTACTTTGGTGACGAGGTTGTCAAGCGCAGCAAGCTGGCCAGCATTGTCGCCGTCACGCTTGGCAGCGTCTAGCGCCGCCAGTGAGTCAAGCAGGTCGATCTGAAGGTTGCAGTAAGCGTAGCCGTTTGCGTCGTCCTCGCTGCCCTTCCATCCGTGTTGCGCACCGACTGCGAAGCGCTTTACTTTCATGCGGTCGGTTATGACCTTGGGAGCGTTGCGCTCCGAAAGCGCTTGGGTGATTAGCGCAGACGCCTGCTCTTTTGTGCAGTCTTTGTCAAACGCCAAGCCGAGCGAAGCGCCAAATGAAACCTGTTTTGCTGTAACCACGGTGTTTCTCCTAAGAAAAAATAAACAAAAAGGAGGGGCCTCCTTTCGTCAGAAGGAGGCAACTCCGGAGGGGTAAGGAGAGAGGTGGTTAGCTGGATGTTTCTGTTTGAAGACAATGGGTTAGGGATGAGAGAGTTGGGGTTGGTGTGGTTGTGCCGCGCTTGCCGGTAGTCCTGTGCGTCGAGCACGCGTCGTCACCCCCGTGCAGCCATGCGCAACAGGGTCCTGCCACGCCTTGTTGGGTCACAAATTGGGCACAATTGGTTGCCAGATTGGCTTGTAGAGCGGCTAGCTACGGATTACAGATGTCTAACGCCGCAAACCTTTTGGCAGCAAACGTCACGGCTTGAGGCAAACGTGGGTACCAAGCCGTTGGCGACAGACCCTGCCATGGACCACGGCTCTGCTGGCACGGGGGTATTAAGAAACAGCGTAGGTACCGTACACGCGCATTCCTACCCTCAATCAAAGCTGCTCAATTTCAAAGGCTCCGCAACTTTGCTGCCATCCAGATTGCCCCACCTCGCCACGCCACCCGACCGACCGACCGACCGATCACCCTTAGAGATTTGGCTTCGGTCGGTCAACCATTGAGCACCTTCGGGACCCCGGTGGGCCAACGTCAACACCCCCCGGGGGCTTAATTGCAATCCATAAAAATTATTAGCTGCCATTAAGCAACACCCCGCTGGGGGTGTTGCTTCATTGCTGCCATAAGATTCTTTTGCATCTATTACCTTATTGCGCCAGTAATGGCGCACCAAGGTTCAAACGGCAACCATATGATTCCGGCATTCTGGAGAATAGTCTCTATAAGAGGAACTTATGGCTGCTCGCCTAAGAACGAGACATCAAGATGATGTTCGTTTGAAGATACAAGCCAGCACGTTAGTGAATCGTCTGATGGGTCACATTGACGGCTCCATACAACTGGCCCCAACGCAATTAACTGCGATCAAGATTCTTCTTGATAAGTCGTTACCGAATCTGAGTGACGTCAAGATGGATACTGGCATCCAAGGGATCACATTCAATTTGAATGTTCCTCAAGAAGAGGTTAAGTGACAGTTGCAACGGGTTCCACGGAGGCGATCAACTACTCGCCCCCTGGAGCTTCTGCAAAGTCTTTCCACGCATCGGATGCTTTTGTACGGGGCTTAATGGGCCCGGTCGGCAGCGGCAAGTCGAGTTCTTGTTGTGTGGAGATTGTTGCCCGGGCGCTGCGGCAAAAGCCGTGGATTGACGGGGTGCGCCGCAGCCGGTGGGCGATCATTCGGAACACGTATCCGGAGTTGAAGTCCACGACGATCAAGACTTGGGAGACTTGGTTTCCCACTCACGTAGCTCCCATGCGTTGGGATACGCCAATCACGTCCACCATGAAGATCAATGATCTTGGGGATGGGACTTCGATGGAGCTTGAGGTTCTCTTCTTGGCGCTTGATAAAGCGACTGAGACGGGGAAGCTCAGATCCTTGGAATTGACGGGTGCTTGGATCAATGAGGCGTCTGAGGTCCCCAAGGAGATCTTTGACATGGTGACCCAGCGGGTTGGGCGGTATCCGTCCAAGCTCAAGGGTGGGCCCACTTGGTCTGGTGTCATCTTGGACACCAACCCCCCGGATGACGACTCTTGGTATTACAAGATTGCCGAAGAGGGTACACCCGATGGTTGGAAGTTTTTTCGGCAAGCGGGCGGGTTGTACAAGGAAGGCGACGAGTACAAGCCGAATCCGGAAGCGGAGAACGTAGACAACCTTCCAGGCGGGCATCAGTACTACTTGAACCAGCTTGGCGCCAAGAGCGACGACTGGATCAATGTGTTTTTGCTGGGCAACTACGGGACGACGGCGGATGGTAAGCCGGTGTTCCCTGAGTTCAGGGACAAGATTCATGTGGCCACTGAGCCGCTCAAACCGACGCTGGGTCTACCAATTATTTTGGGGTGGGACTTTGGGTTGACGCCGGCTTGTGTGATTGCACAGATGACGCCAAGAGGACAGTTGGTTGTTCTTCGGGAAATCGTCTCCCAGGACATGGGGATACGCCAATTTGCCAATGACATCGTGAGACCAATTTTGGTCAACGAGTTTGGTGGGTTTGCCCGGTTCTCGGCGGGTGATCCGGCTGGGGCTATCAGGTCACAGACCGATGAGCGCACGTGTTTTCAAGAGTTGTTGGAGTGCGGGATTCCCACGGAGCCGGCTAATACCAACGACTGGATTCCGCGCCGGGAATCTGTGGCGTACTTCTTGACTCGGATGGCGGATGGTCTTCCGGGGTTCATCTTGGACCCACGTTGCCGTGAGCTTCGGCGGGGTTTTAACGGGCGCTATCGCTACGAAAGACTGAAGGTGTCTGGTCCATCTCGGTTCCGAGATCGACCGCTCAAAGACGATTCAAGTCACATACAAGATGCTTTGCAGTACGCCTGTCTGCGGGTGAGGTCTGGATTGAATCCAGTCCGGGCTAAGCCCATCAAGACGGCGTCTAATAAAGGTTGGACATGAGTGTTGTTTTGGCGGTTCCGCCGGTTGAGGTGGAGATGTCAATCCAATCGCCCAAGGGCGATGGGTTTGAGTTCGTCGAGACGGCACTGGCGGCTTACATCCACGGATGTTGGGACCGCGCTAAGTTTGCCAAGCAAGAGATCACGGAGCGGCTGCTCAAGTGTGAGCGCCAGCGCCGTGGGGTCTATGACCCGGACAAGCAGATGGAGATCGCCAAGACTGGCGGCTCTGACATCTACATGCGTCTCTCGGACATTAAGTGTCGGGCGGCGGCGAGTTGGATCAAGGATGTGATGACGGTCTCGGGTCAACGTCCGTTTGATCTGACTGTGTCTCACGACCCGGAGGTCCCGCCAGAGATCAAGATGTCGATCATTGATCTGGTCAAGACCGAAGCGATGGACTACTTGCAGTCTGGGATGGCGATCCACCCAGAGACTTTCCGGGTGCGGATGGAGCAAGTTCACGATGAGATTCTGGTCAAGCTGCGCGAAGAGGCGAAGAACAACGCCCAGCGCATGCGCGACAAGATTGACGATCAGATGTCGGACGGCAACTTCGATGCGGCGTTCCGAGATTACATCGATGACTTCGTCACCTACCCTTGCGCAATCCTGAAGGGACCTGTGGTCCGCAGGCGCAAGAAGATGACCTGGGGTCCGGGGTATACGCCAGTCGTGACCACGACCTTTGTTCGTGAGTTTGCACGGGTCGCACCGTTTGATATCTACCCTTCCCCCAACAGCGGCGGTCCCAATGATGGTTGGTTGATCGAGCGGCACCGGTTGAGCCGATCAGAGCTACAGTCGATGAAGGGTGTCCCGGGGTACAACGACGAGAACATCGACCAAGCGCTGGAGCGCTTTGGCGATCAGGGGTTCCGTACGTGGCTCATGGGCGACCAAGAGCGCGACAACCTTGAGGGCAAGCCCCACAGCCGGTTGTACAACGACGCGGTGATTGAGGCGCTGGAGTTCTGGGGTTCGGTGTCTGGTGAAAAGTTGCTTGACTGGGGTATGCCCAAGTCAGACATCAAGTCGGATAAAGAGTACGAGATCAACGCGTGGCAGATTGGACCGTACGTAATTAAAGCGGTCTTGAATCCAGATCCGTTGGGCAAGCGCCCATACGAGGTCAGCCAGTGGAATGAGATCCCGGGCGCGTTCTGGGGTGTGGCTCTACCCGAGCAAATGCGTGATGTGCAGATGATGTGTAACGCATCGGCGCGGGCTCTGGCCAACAACATGGGGATTGCTTCTGGCCCCCAGGTCGAGGTCACGGTAGATCGATTGCCTGATGGTGAAGACGTTACCTCGATCTACCCCTGGAAGCTCTGGCAGGTCACCACAGACCGCACGGGCGGCGGGCAACCTGCGGTGAGGTTCTACCAGCCAAACATGAATGCAGACGTTCTGATGAACGTATACGCCCAGTTTGCCAAGCAAGCTGATGAGGTCACGGGTATCCCGAACTATGTGTACGGATCGAGTGGCGTCTCTGGTGCTGGTCGCACGGCATCGGGTCTGTCGATGCTGATGGACAACGCAGCGAAAGGAATCAAGCAAGCCATTGCCACGATTGATCGTGCGGTGGCGGGTGTGGTCAAGCGGCTCTACATCCACAACATGATGTTCGACCAAGATGAGTACATCAAGGGTGACTTCCAGGTTGTGGCCAAGGGTGCGATGGGGTTGATCGCCAAGGAGCAGATCAGTCTGCGGCGTAACGAGTTCTTGCAAGCCACTGCCAACCCGGTCGATCTACAGATCGTTGGGATGGAAGGACGCGCTTACCTGCTGCGCGAGGTTGCCAAGAGCTTGCAAATGGATACGGACAAGATTGTCAAAGATCCAGAGATGCTCAAGTTTGAAGCAGAGCAAGCCCAGATGGCTCAAGCAGCAATGGCTGCTCAGCAACCCCAAGCGCCAGTCACGGTTGACCAAGCCGGCAATCCCGCTGGCGGTACAGATGCAAACACCATGAACGGAGTCATGCAATGATGAAAAAGCCAATGCCCATGCCCGCCAAGGGCGCTCCTGCTAAGGGTGCAATGCCCGCCAAGGGTGGGATGCCAGTCATGCCCCAGGGCTACAAGAACGGCGGCAAGGTTGGTAAGGGTAAGAAATGTTGACCAAGCCATTCGCGGGAAAGGACAACAAAGCGGAAGAGATGGCAGAAGCCAAAGCTGTCCGCGCCGGCAAGGTGTCTCCCAAGGCGTACGTCAAGCGTGAGAAGTCGGAGGGAGATACCAAGTCTTCGTCTAGCTTGATGGCTACGGGCAAAGCACTGGCGAGCGGGCGCATGAGCGCGTCTCAGTACGCTTCGACTGCAAAGATGGCTGACGGGGGTTACGTTTGCAAGGATCTACCGATGATGGCCGGGAACGCTCCTTCAACGCGTGGGGGTCAAAGATCCCCGCAGGATTACAAAAAATGATGCTTGCCAAAGCGGACATGCGAGTGCTGTCTGCTTTGGCGTCTCTTGAGACCAACGAAGAGTTTCGTTTGGTGACTGATTGGCTCAACACCTCCTTGGCGGAATTGCATTACGCAACCCCGTCAATCAAGGACGAGGTGTTGTTGCGATGGCAGCAGGGTGCATCCCAGATGCTGCATGAATTTTTAAGCACGGCGAAAGCTGCAAGGTCAGTCGTTCGCCGCTAAGGGATTTCCCATTTTGGGAGATGAGTCAGCCACACGGCTTTAGTGTGGCAAACCGCACCGTTTGGAACGGGTTAAAAAACCGGCACCGGCTTTAACACGTCCTGGCGATATGCACAAAGGAAAGACATGGCATTACCACGCGCCGTCATCGAGGCGGAGAAACGTGCTGATGAGTTACTCGCACAGCGAAGCGCAGCTACGAACGTAGAGCAATCAGAGGGTGAGGTCGCGGCCAACGACCAACAACCTGAATATGGGGTAACCCCCCAAGCGGAACGCGAAACTGAATCGCAAACCACAGCGGCTCCTCTGGCAGAGGAAGACCCGAGTTGGGAGCAGCGGTATCGGTCTCTTACCGGCAAATACAACGCCGAGGTCCCGCGATTAGCTGCTGCAAATAGAGAGCTGACTGCAAAGTTGCAAAGCATCGAGCAAGAGATTGAGTCCCTACGGGCAGCGAAGCAAACTCCCAGAGAGTCGCTCGTCAAGAAGGAAGAGGTAGAAGAGTTTGGGGAGCCGCTGGTGGATCTAATCCGCCGAGCAGCGCGGGAAGAGATGTCGGAGAAAGACTCCGTCATTGATTCCTTGAAAGCCAAGCTTGACCGGTTTGAAGCTTCAAACGTCAGAACAATTGAAGTCGACTTTTATGAGAGGTTGGCGTCGAGCGTTCCTGATTGGGAGGAGATGAACAAAGACCGGGGGTTCCTCGACTGGTTGGCCGAATACGACGAACTGACGGGGAAGCAGCGCCAGGACTCGCTTGACGATGCAGTGGGTATGAAAGACGCATCAAGAGCAGCACGCTTCTTTAATAAGTGGAAAGACATGTCGCAGAAAAAAGCGGCAACCGCTACGCGATCTTTGGAGTCTCAGGTAGTCCCGGCAACGGGAACTGTCTCGACGCCGCCACCGGGGAAGAAAATCTGGACTCGCAATGAGATCTCAGACTTCTACGGTAAGGCACGACGGGGTGAGATTTCGGATAAGCAAATGGTTGCCATTGAAGCAGACATCCATGCAGCACAGTTGGAAAACCGCATCCGTTAACGGATAGGACCGACTGGCGTATGGGCAAACCATGACAGGTGATTCAAATGGCAGTAGGCGTAACTAGCGGATACTACGTATCCAGTTCGACGACCAACTCGTACGGTGCAAACTTTGTTCCAGAGATTTGGTCGGGCAAGCTCCAGGTCAAGTTCTATAAGTCCACCGTTCTCGGTGAGATCACGAACAACGACTGGGAAGGCGAGATCAAGTCGCAGGGCGACAAGGTCTACATCCGTACCATCCCAACGATCACGATCAGTGATTACACCAAGGGCATGAGCCTTGCGAACCAGGTCCCCATTTCGACCCCGATTACGTTGACCATTGATAATGGCAAGTACTTCAGTGTCGTCGTGGACGATGTCGATGAAGTCCAGGCGGACGTGAAGTTGATGGACATGTTCACCAACGACGCGGCGCAGCAGATGAAGATCGCCATCGATGGTCTGGTTCTGACCGCTCTGGCCACTGGCGGCGCTTCCAGCACTCCTTTGGCGGCAACCGCCAACAAAGGCGCTTACGCTGGAGCTATCTCTGGTGACGGGAGTTCGGCTGGTATCAATTTGGGAACCACTGCGGCTCCTGTCACTCTGACAAAGTCCAATGTTCTAGACACAATCTTGAACATGGGTCAGGCGTTGGATGAGCAGAACGTCCCAGAAGAAGGTCGGTGGTTGGTTGTCCCAGCGTGGATGGGCGCTTTGATCAAGAACTCTGATCTGAAGCAAGCGTACTTGACGGGCGACGACACTTCCATCCTGCGTAACGGCAAGATGGGAATGATTGATCGCTTTACCTTGTACGTGTCTAACAACTTGTATACCGCAAGTCAGAAGACCACCATCGTTGCTGGTACCCGTGATGCGGTTTCGTTCGCTTCACAGATCACCAACGTCGAGACGCTTCGTTCGACCACCACGTTTGGAAACATCATGCGTGGTCTGAATGTGTTTGGCTACAAAGTGGTCAAGCCAGAGGCGCTGGTTGCCGCAGTCGTAACCAAGTAACTTCTTTAGAAGTGGGAAAGGGAGGGCGAAAGCTCTCCCTTTTTTTATGGATGAAATCTTTTGCTAAAGATTGATGGATTTGATGAAGCCATTATTGGTCCCGCCTACATCTGGAGAGATGGGGAAACGGTAGACGTATTGGTTTACGACGCAGAAAAGATCAGAGCTTGTCTAATTCGTGATTCAGACATGGATCACTCGGAAGCTCGCGACTACATAGAATTTAATATTGAAGGCGCTTACATGGGCCTTCATACGCCGATATTGGTTTGGCCCGAAGACTCTTATATGGATGGCGAAGAGTGACCATACGAACAATGATTAACACCCGTACCGGGATGATCTCGGTATTTGACCAGAGTGTCATAGATGAGCGCCCGTGGTACGAAGAAGTTATTGAAACTCCCGCAGAGCCACCAAGTAAAGAAACTCCCGCAGGAGTCGAGCGCAAGTTGCATTGGAAGACAGCACTAAAGCTCAAAGCTGCTCAGCTTAAAGAAGAGCAAGCAGCTCAAGCTGCCGCGAGTTAACACCCAAAGGTAATGCAGTGAAAGTATCCGACATTACGTCTCGGGTTCGGATCATTCTGAATGATCAGGATGAAACCCGCTGGATGAACAGTGAGCTGGTACGTTGGATCAACGACGCCCAGAAGATTGTCGCCATGATGCGCCCGGACGCAAGTGTCGCCATTGCCGCCACCACGCTCGCCGCTGGCACGAAGCAGGTCCTCCCCGATAATGGGTTCCGGTTGCTGGACGTGATTCGCAACCTGGGCTCAGATGGCGTGACCGGGGGTCGTGCAATTCGGATCGTTGACCGTGACGTGCTCGATGGCCAGAACCCTAGCTGGCACTCAGACACTCAAGCGGGGACGATCAAGCATTTCATCTACGACAACCGCACGCCAACCTACTACTACGTCTACCCGCCGGCTGTGTCCGGAACAAAGATTGAGGTGATGTATTCGGTATCCCCAACGGAGATCGTTTACAACTCCACGAATTCAACAACCATTGCGGCGTCGCTAGACACCTCACTCACGGTTTCGGACATCTATCTGGATGTGGTTGTGAACTACGTTCTATTCAGAGCTTATTCAAAAGACGCGGAGTACGCATCCAATGCACAGCTTGCAGGAACTTATCTCTCGATTGTCAATTCCATCCTTGGTATCAAGACTCAAAAGGATGTGGCGTTTTCGCCAGACCTGAACTCCAAAGGTTCATCGCCCACCCCTGGCATCTCTGCTGGCGGTCTTTAATGGCTTCATACGACGACTTCCTGCCATACGTAATGGTGGAGGCACCCGGCTGCTCAGAGATCCTTGCAGTGCAAGTTATACGGGATGCAGCCATTGACTTTTGTGTGCGAAGCCAATTCATCCAGCGCGATCACGATCCCATATCAGTGGTAGCCAATGTCATTGACTATGACTTAGATCCGCCAACAGATCAGCTTGTCGTAAAGGTCATGAAAGCTTGGTACAAGGCGGACGAGTTGCAACCGGTTGCGCCTGACTATGTGAATGACCCGTTGTTCTATAACAAGAGTGCAACTGGGGTTACGCCAAACAAATCGACGCCAATGGTGTACACCCAAAAGGATGAACGAACGATTTCGATCTTCCCGTATCCGCTGGAGTCAGCATCAAGCGCCCTCACTATGCGGGTGTCTTTAAAGCCAACAAGGTCTTCAACGACTTGCGAAGATTCTCTGTATGAGGATTACGCGGAAACGATTGCAAGTGGTGCTTTGTCTCGATTGCTGGCTTCTCCGGGCAAAGCTTACTCAGCTCCTCAATTGGTGATGATTCACCAGTCGAAGTTTATGAGTGGTGTCAATGAAGCTCGGCAACGCGCATCCCGAGGGCAGGTTCGCGCAAACATGCAAGTAAGGATGCGTCGGATATGAAGTCAATCATTTTTCTAGGGTAACAGCATGGCTTCTCTAAACTACAATTCAATGTTGACGGACGTTGTTACCGGGAACATTGATTTCGATACGAACTCATTTAAGGTAATGCTTGTATCGTCGGGTTACACCCCTGACCAAGACAACCATTCCAAGCGTAGTCAGGTAACGAACGAAATCACAAACGCTTCCGGTTCTGCTTATGCAAGCGGCGGAGCAGTAACTACGGTTAGCGTTTCGCAAGACAACACCAACAACCGGGCAGAGGTTACCTTCTCTGCCGTTTCTTGGTCGGGCGCATCTTTTACTGCGCGTGCGGCTGTGATTTATAAGAACACTGGCACTCCCTCCACTGACAACTTAGTTGCATACGTGGACTTTGGTTCTGACACAACGGCGTCAAACGGAACCTTCCAAGTTCAGTTCTCTACCCCTCTTCGATTCTCCAATTAAAGGAAAGACGAATGGCTATTGCAAGCACTTCGGTGATGTGCAATTCGTTCAAGACTGAGATTTTGAGCGGGTCGCACGCATTCACGACAACGACTGCCAATGGCAGTGGATACAAGATTGCACTCTTCACTTCGGCAGCAACCAGAAACGGAAGTGCTGACCTGGATGAGAACACGACGAACTACTCGACGTGTACTGGGGAAGTGGGTAGCGCAGCGTATTACACGACTGGCGGCGTTCAGCTAACGATTGTAGCTACGCCAACACTGAGTGGCTCAACTGCGTATATCGACTTTGATGATGTGTCTTGGAGTACAGCATCAATTACAGCCAGGGGTGCTTTGATCTACAAAGTATCAGATGGCAAAGCTGTGGCTGTTTTGAACTTTGGTGGCGATAAGACTTCTAGCGCATCGAACTTTACAGTTCAATTCCCAGCTCCTGGCGGAACTGCGATTTTGAGGATTGCTTAATCATGGCGGTATCACTCAAACATGCGTTTTCAAGCGGCAAGCTTGATGGCGCAGATACAAGCTTGGTGCAGCCATCTAATTGGAATGCCGAGCATACGCTGACCATAGGGACTGGAAAGATTCTCGGTCGTGCCGCCTCCGGTGATGGAGCCGCGCAAGAGGTTGCTGTGGCTGGAGCGCTTACGCTGACCAGCCCGGGCGGTGTTCCAACGTTAACCGGAACTGGTGCATCAACAGGCAAAGCGATTGCTGTTGCCATCGTATTTAGTTAAAGGAACTTAGATGGCAACCCCTAATATCGTAAACGTAACCTCGATTTTCGGGGGTACGGCATATCTTGTCACAAATGCCACTACGGCAAACACATCTTGGACACATAACGGTACAACTGCACTGACGGGTCTTACCCCGGCATCAGGCTCAGTCAACAAGATTGAGAACATCGTTATCACCAATACGCAATCATCTGCAATCACCGTATCCGTCAGCGTAGGAAACAACGCTACATACGGGAGTGCAACGGTGATTGCTTACCTGGCGTACAACATTAGCGTTCCTCCGAATGCTTCGTTAGTCGTTACGGATAAATCCACATCGTTTTACTTGATGGAGAATCAATCTGTTGCTGTTACGGCAGGTGTAACAACTGCAGGAGCGTTGACCGCTATAGCTTCATTTGAAACGATTACCGGCCCAGCATCATAAATGTCCATTCGCTACACGGGTGGGATTCTCTCCGATACCGTTGACGGGCTGAGTACGCCCGTAACTACCATTGAGTATTTGGTAGTTGCTGGTGGGGGTGGTGCTATTGCCGGTGCTGGCGGGGGTGGTGCTGGTGGATTATTAACTGCGACCGGCTATCCGGTTGTTGCTGGTTCTGCTATCACAGTTACAGTTGGCGGCGGTGGCACCGGAAACGCAAACGGTTCAAACTCGGTTTTAAGTTCATCTTCCGCAGTCATTACGGCTATTGGCGGGGGCAATGGATATTCGGTAACTTCAGGTGGTTCCGGTGCGGGCGGCAATGCCGATGGGGCGGCGGTCGCCGGTGCGGCAGGAACGGCAGGGCAAGGGAATTCTGGAGGAGCTAATTTTAATTCGGCTCCTTATGCTAGTGGCGGAGGAGGAGGCGCAGGTTCTGTTGGTTTGGCAGGAACCGCCGGGATAGGCGGTGGTGGCGGAACAGGAGTAGTGTCTTCTATTACAGGGGCGCCGGTACAGTATGCCGGTGGCGGCGGGGCAGGTGCATTTCCATCAACACAATCACCCGGTTTGGCATCTGGCGGTGGCGGCAACGGCGGTGCTTATGGAAAAGTTGGATTTTCCGGATTTGCTAATACGGGCGGTGGTAGTGGCGCAGGTGGCGCCGCTTCTGGTGGTCTTTCAGGGACAGGCGGCAGCGGCATTGTAGTTATCCGTTACCCAGCGTATCTAGCCCCGGCAACAGCAGTCGGCGCAAACACATACATTTCTGGCCCATACCGTGTGTATGTATGGGTTTCATCAGGCTCAATTACTTTCTAATATGGCTATTGGAATCTTCACCCTGCGCCAACAACTTAGAGGGTTGTTGAGTACAAATTGGCCCGGAGCTAAAACGCCTTACGTCGAGTATTTAGTTGTCGGCGGCGGTGGCGGCGGTGGAATAGGTGGCGGCGGTGCTGGAGGGGTATTAACTGGCATTCTTCCTGTTACCGCTGGAGCCACTAACAATGTGACTGTTGGTGGCGGTGGTACGGCAGGCTCTGGGTATTATGGCGCGGGTGGTGTTGGCGTCAACTCTACACTTAATAGTATTACTGCGGTTGGTGGAGGTTACGGCGCTGGAAATTCTCCTTCTACTGGTGGCAATGGGGGTTCTGGAGGCGGGGCGTGGAGCACTGGCGTTGGTGGGAATGGCGTATTTGGGCAAGGTAACGCCGGGGGCAGCGGAACGTCTACTGCCAACTCCGGTAATGGCGGTGGTGGAGCGGGAACAATTGGTCTTTCTTCTATAGGGTTGATTGGGGTTAATGGGGGTGCGGGTATCGCATCAGCCATTTCTGGAACCGTAACTCCCTATGGAGGCGGAGGTGGTGGCTCTGGAAACTCTGGAAATGCTTCCGGTTCTGGCGGAGTTGGGGGCGGTGGTGCTGGCGGAGTTGGTTCTGCCACAGGAACATCAGGTACTGTAAATACAGGTGGCGGAGGTGGCGCTGCTTATACAGGCACTTCAGGCGCAGGCGGCTCCGGTATTGTCATCGTCAGTTACCCAGACATTTATGCAGCACTGACCACGGGCGGGGCAACCTCACCAACGGTAAGCACCAGCGGGTCGGGGAGTATTAGCTTTAACGGAAGTAGTTTGCTTACTTCTGCTGCGACTCAAGTCATTCCGTCAACTGCTGATTTCACCATTGAAGCTTGGGTTTATTTGACTTCGTTTACAGGCAATCCTGTAATAGCAGGGCAAGGCTCTTCTGGAGATGCCGGTAGAAGTTTGTTTTATGTGTCCACTGCTGGAACATTGTCTTTTAGTACTGGTGGCTCAATTGTCATCTCGGCAAGCAGCAATTTATCTTTAAGTACTTGGACCTATGTTGCGATTACAAAAGCAAGTAACGTAGGGACTTTTTACATCAATGGCACTTCTGCTGGTGGCGGTTCTATAAACAACGCCATACAGAATACAACTTTAACAATTGGCGGTTCCAATCCGGCTTGGACTGTTCAATATTTCAACGGCAATATAAGTAACTTTAGGCTCTCAAACATTGCCAGAACAATTACTTCTACGCCAACCGCGCCATTTTCTTCAATAGCAAACACAACTTTATTGTTGAACACTGTTTCTGGCGCACCCTTTGCAGACGCGGCAAGCAGCCCTAACACGTTTACATTGACTGGTTCTCCCGCATGGAACCAACTCAGTCCATTTGCCACGGGGCTTGGGTATAAGAACCGCGTCTACACATGGGCACCCACGGTATCGGCGGGTAGTTCAGCTACGGGGACGTTCACGGTATGAGTATTACGCTGCTTGGCGGGTTCAACTCCCCAACATACAACCCGTTTGCTGGGCCGACTCCGACTATTGAGTACCTTATCGTCGCTGGCGGGGGCGGGGGTGGTAATGCAACTTCTGGTAATGGGGGCGCAGGAGGTGGTGGTGCAGGTGGTGTATTAACTGCATCAGGGTTTAATGTCACGGCTGGCTCGTCAATCACTATTACCGTTGGTGGCGCAGGTACGGCTGGTTCATCTTCTCGCGGCGGAAGCGGCGGCAATTCGGCCATTGTTGCGGGAACGACGATAACAGCCACTGGTGGTGGCGGTGGAGCTTCTCAAACTTTTGGCGGCGGAGTAACTGGCGGGTCTGGCGGAGGGGGCAGCGGCTCTACCTCGGGTACGGACCAAGCGGGTGGTTCAGGTACTGCCGGACAAGGAAACAATGGCGGCAATGGGGCTGGCGGGGGTGGGTCTTATTCCGGTGGTGGCGGAGGTGGAGCCGGTTCGGTAGGAGTGACTTATTATTCCAACAATTCTGGCGATGGCGGTACCGGATTTCTTTCAACCATAACTGGCGTTCGCATTTTCTACGCTGGTGGCGGTGGTGCAGGAGTATTCACTGGTGGGGGCGGCGGTTCAAACGGTAAAGGCGGGGCTGGTGGTGGTGGCGACGGAGCACCTGTTACAACCGGAGTTGCGGCGACTTCTGGGACAGTGAATACCGGCGGCGGTGGCGGTGGTGCTTCAAATGGAAGTGTTTCAGGCGCAGGCGGCTCCGGCATCGTTATCATTCGTTACCCAGCAAACTTTGACCCCCCGGCATCAGTAGTGGGCACTCTTGAAGGTGTTCAAGGCAGCATTGCCAACGGTTATCGTGTGTATATCTGGACTAAATCCGGAACCATTACTTTCTAAGGAGTTTAAATTGGCGCACTATGCCCACATCACAAACGGCATCGTAGATAATGTGATTGTTATAGAAGAAGATGTGCTTGCACTCGGCCATTGGGGCGACCCGTCTGAATGGAAAAAAACCAGCTATAACACCCAAGGCGGCAAGCACCTGCTCGGCGGAACGCCACTGCGTAAAAATTACGCGGGCTTGGGATTTTCTTATGACGCAGTTCGGGATGCCTTTATCCCCCCTTCCCCATTTCCATCATGGGTTCTGGACGAAGAAACCTGTCTCTGGAACGCCCCAACGCCCATGCCTGTTGAAGAAGGTAAAATGTTTGTATGGGACGAACCCACAACGTCATGGGTTGAGTTTGTGCCTCCCGTAGTTGAAGAAGTTGTCGCTG